TAATTACAGAAGACCCGCAAGAGTGCATTGAAGCCTGGGAAGAGGCGTTTGGCGTCTACCGCGCCAAGCGTCCCTCTTTCGACTTCTGAATGGTTGCGGACTAAGACAGGCTCGCGCGCCTTACGCCCCTCGCACCTGATCCGCTGCAGGTCACTTGTCCTCGCCCGTTTCAGGGTGAAGACGCAAACCATAGCGACTAACACCAAGGCTGATGGACTGGACCAAGATCTTGAAACAAGGCGGCGTGCCTGAGCCTCCGGGTTACATCGAGACCGTGGCCAAGATCAAGGCCAGGCCCAAGCGTGAAAAGAAAAAAGCAAAGCCCAAAAAGAAACGTTGACATGGCATACCACTCATGCCATATTGCTGCGCGTGGGTCATTTACCTCAAAACTCATGTCTGATTACAAAACACCAAACCGGAGCCCAGGGTTTTATGACCCTGAGCACCGCAGCCCCAAGACCAATGGCGTCGTCGTCGCAATCTTTTGCGCACTTCTCGGCGGTGCCTTCTGGATCAGCCTGACCCAGACCTTGGATGCCCAGCAGCGCCAACACTGTGAGCAAGGCTGGCAGCCAGCTTGCGAAGCCTTGAAGTGATTGACTTTCAAGACTTGCCGCTCTTCAACCAAAAACAGCCCAGCAAACTTGAGCTGCAGTGGCAGAAATGCAAGCACGCAAACCCTTGGCTTTTGCCACAGCTGGCAGAGCTGGCGCGTGAATTGAAAGCAGCGGGGCATCCCCGCTACTCGATGGACGGCCTTTTCCACATCTTGCGCTGGGAGACCAGGGCCAGCACTGGAGACCTGGGCCTAAAGATCAACAACAACTACACCGCTTTTGCAGCCCGTGACCTTATGAACCGGTATCCCGATCTAAAGGGATTTTTTCAGACCAGAGAGCAAAAGCCTCGCGGTAACGGCGGACAGATTAGTTGATCAACTTACCCACAAATCAGAATGACAACGAAAAAGCCGCAAGGCCCATGCTCAAACATTTGGAAAAATCGCCACTTAAAGCTCACAGATTTAGAAAAACTCTACCTTAAAGATCTTGGCGGAGTGTATTTTATTAAGTCAGGCGATTTTATCAAAATTGGGTGTACGTCTTACGATCCAGAAAAAAGGCTAAAGCAACTTCAGACCGCTCATTTCCGCAAACTGCAAATTGTTTGCGTAATCCACACCCATGACCCTCAGCGAATAGAAAAGCTTTTTCATTTACACTTTAGTCATTTGCTAACTGAGTCAAAAAATGAATGGTTTCATCTTGACGAAGAACTGCAAGCGTTTATCAATAGCCAGCCGACAAGGCAGGATGCGGTCAATTTTTTATCTAAAAGCAAGTTTTTAAGTCCTGAGCAAAAAGAACGTGCAACTAAAATGCGGTCTAAGCTTAGGCACGCGAAAGATTGTTTGGCTGAGTACAAGAGATGGGGATCTGAGCAAGTTCAAAAGTCAGAGGAATGGGGACTTCTCCTCTTAAATCCAAGCCTTTTTGACAATGACAAATACCTGCCATGGTTAAATCGAGTGTATGACAAAGCTGAAAATTTTATGGACTATTATTTTAAGCAGGGTGTGCTTCCGTGGCATGACGGTTCTGCCGAGGACAGAGTTTTCTTCCAAAAAACAAACATTAAACAACTTGAGCTTTTGGCTAAAAAAGGATTTGTCATCTAACGCTTGGGCGGCTCTGCGTAAGTCCCACCTTTCACTCACGACACCATAAAATCCATCGCAATCAGCCTCGACTCTGACCGCTCCGAAAAACTCACCAAGATTGCAGAGCGTGCTCAGACTGAAGCCCAAAGCGTTTACATCGCTGGCCGTACTTTTCAAGTAGAGCCGCGTAAGCTTTCTGCATCAGCAATCGCCATGAGCCTGCTAAATGCAGCAATCGACGACGCCCACGCCCAGCTCTAGTTTCACGTTCACGGTTTTAGGCAAGCCTGCCCCGCAGGGCAGCAAACGCCACGTTGGTCGCGGCGTCATGGTCGAATCCTCGAAGAGGTGTAAGCCATGGCGTCAAGACGTAAGGCATACAGCTCTGGACTTGCGTCCTGAAGGCTGGTATGCCAATATGGATGCAGCGATCAGTATTTCGGTCGTCTTCGTTTTCGCTAGGCCAAAGAACCACTTTCGGACCAACGGCCAGCTCAAGCCATCCGCACCGACTTACTGCACCGCACGCATTGGGGACGTAGACAAACTCGCGCGCAGCATCCTGGACAGCCTCGCTGGCGTCTTGTTTGCAGCGGACGAGCAAGTCATCAACCTGATCGCCCAAAAACGCTACGCCAATGACAGAGAACAACCCTGCGCCATCATCACTGTCTCCGCCGTTAATTGAGGCCCTTGTCTCTTTTCACAAGACAGTTCCGGCAATCAACAAAACAGCCAACGCACAGTATGGCAAGTTTGCCGATCTTGAAACTGTGCTCTCAACTGTCACGCCTCATCTCATCAAAAATGGTCTTGTGATTTCACAAGCCTTTGAGCCCAGCGAAGGACTAGAGCCCATTCTTGTGACGCGACTGCTGCACGTCAGTGGCGCTGAGCTTGTCAGCCGACTGCCAATGATTATCGGCAAAGGGAGGAATCCGCTTCATGACTTTGGTGGATCCTGTACTTACAGCCGACGCTATGCCTTGCTCGCCCTACTTGGCCTCACGGCTGACATGGATGTGGATGGCGATTTTGCTGACGACAAGCCTGCGGAATCAAAGCCTGCAGCTAAGCCTGCGGCAAAAAAGACCAGGGACCCAGATGATGCCTTGGAAAAGGATGAGTATGTGACTTGCCTTAGCGAGATCAAAAGCTATTCCAAGATGCAAGATTGCATCAAGGATTTCAGGACTGCGTTTAATCTGTCGAGCACAGCCAAGCTCAGCGAGACCTTCACCATGGTCAAGCATCAGCAATGGCTAAATGCAAACGCCAGCAAGTATGTCTGAAGAGAAGACGCCACAGGCCCTGCAGGACGACAGGCGTCGTCGCAATCACTTTCAGGTTCGGCTTGATCAACAGCTAGCCGACCAGCTGCGCCATTACGCAGAGCAACGCCACCACGGCGTGATCAACATGGCGCTCAACACAATCGTCTCCAAATTCTTCAACGCTAAAAACTGATGCTCAACATCACCGCACACGGCAACCTCGGCAAAGATCCTGAGGTGAAGCAGGTCAAAGACACCCAGGTTGCTGAGTTCAGCCTGGCCTCCCGCACCGGCAAAGACGAGACCACTTGGATCAACTGCGCCGTCTGGGGCGCTCGTGCTGACGTGGTTGCCAAGTACCTCTACAAGGGCGCCAAGGTGACCGTGGTTGGATCTGGCAAGCTCCGCACCTACCCGAAGAAAGAAGGCGGCGAAGGCACTTCCCTGGAACTGCGCGTGTCTGACTTCACGCTGCCTGCCAAGAGCGACGGCCCTGGCGAAGGTCAGAGCAAGTCCAACTTCGACTTCTGATAATCGGGGCAGCAGTAGAAGGCCGACCACCGTCGAGTTCGGAGTCCGTTACTGATCTGTGTAAGTCCCCGCCTTTTTATGAGCACACCAACCATCGAACAGGTCAAGAAAGACGGCGCATTGGTGTGGGAAGTCCACCATGCGGGCATGACCAGATTCTTCAAATATGACTGGCAGGCCAAGCACTACTGGGAGTCGTGCATCAGGCTGAGCCGGACAAGGAAACTAGGCAAGCATTGCTAACCCCTTGCCAATGGCATACCACCTGTGTATATTGGAGGAGTTCAGGGGGAGACCCCACACCTCCCGCCCACAGGGCGGCTTTGAAAATGGATCTCCAGATTCTCTCTGGCTCTTTTGCAGACACCACCATCACGGTGGTTCCGGTCTCTGAAGCAGGCCAAAAGTTTTTGGGCTTTGCCGTTCAATCCGTGCAGATGCCGAAATCTCAGCTCCAGAAGGCTTGTGAGGTCGCAGCCGACCACGGCTTGAAGATGGGCGGCTGAGCCCAGTTAGCTGGGCAGCATCGCCTGATCTAACGAGGCGATGTGCCCGACAGCCTGCTGGATCAGCTTTGTCTGGTGCCACCCCTGACGGGTTAGCGAGACGCACAGACTGCGTAACTTTTCCAAGTCGTCGCAGTCGTGGATCTCGCGCACTGTCGCCTCTAAATACAGCTCCTCTTCCAGTGTCTGCTCGATGATCATCCACTCCATGGGAGCCGCGCAGCTGCTTACGCTATAGCGGGAACAATCAAGCGACGCTAGGCATAACCGTTACATGATTGTTGTAATGGCCAACTCCTTCAAGGCCATAGTGCTTCATCGGCACCTCTGACATCATATGGAAGACCATCTGCCCGATCTTCAGCCCTGGGAACAAAGGCAGGGCATGGTGCAAACGCTCGTTCTTCAGCTCCAGTGTCAGCTTTGATCCGTGCCAGCCTGGATCGCACCAGCCAGCAAGCATGTGACCATAAAAAGAGCGAGCACGGCTTGACTTGAGTACAAACTGCGCGCTGAGATCGGTGGGCAAGTTAAACGACTCGCGTGTTTCAGCCAAGCAAACTTCGCCGGGGTGAAGCATGAACGGGTCATCTTCTGTCCGGTGCGAAATGTCTACACGCACAAGCTCGGGGCTGTAGATGCTTTCGACCATCAAGTGGTCACCAAGCAACACATCTAACGATGCCGGATTGACTAGCTCCTCATTGAAGGGGACGACCATTTGGCTTTTTCGGCATCTAGCCGTGATCTGCCAATCACACAGAACCGCCATTCATTGCTGTTAAACGTGCAACCTATTGTGCCTCGACAAATATGGCCCAGCCGCTCCTGGGGCCATCAACTTGCCAACGTTGATGAAAGGCAGCTTGGCGGACGCTGACGCGATAACCAGAGAGCGCCGGGTTATGACCGCCGCGCTCAATATCCGGCAAACCAGCCGGGTCTGACATCAGCCAGCTGGCGTCCTCGGCATATCGAGATTGATAGCCATGCACCACGCTCCAATGGCCGCAAGTTGCGCTCCCGCACATTGGCGGCTCGCCGCGCAGCATGTCGCCTCGGTGATACCAGCCAAGAATCGGCGGGATGCCAGCGTCGATGGCCTCCATCACATCTTCTGCATCAGCATTATCAACAAAGCGAACCTGCAGGCCCAGGCTGGTCAGCGCCTGGACGTGAGCGAACACAGAAGTGGTGTCGCCATATTTCTCTCTAACTCGCTCGTACTCTTCCTGAGTGGCAATTTTTTTGTAGTACGCGGCCACCATCGCTGCCGCACTTGTGAAGCACTTACGCTCACCGCCGGGCAAGTCAAGCTGTCGAAAATAACGAGGCATCCAAACCTCCTGGTCTATGCCACTCGCCTTCCAAGCTTGAAACCATTCCGCGTCTTCTTGCAGCAACTCGGCAGGCATGGCCTCCTCCAGCTGCTTGATGGCAGCCATGCGATGCGGCACGTCTGGTTTGTACCACTCAAAAAAGGGCAGCAACGCTAAGGCCATGACTCCTAAGAGCAGGGTCACTTGGATGATGCCGGACGCCACCTACTTTTCAATCCTTGTGTCAGGCAGCAGCATCTCGCGCACATGCTTGATCGCAAGGTCGTCTAGGTCGTTGTCAGTTCTCGCGACAATCTTCTCAAGCATCGCCACAATCAGCTCCTTAAATGACCGTGACTTCCACATAGTCATCAGGATTGGCTTGATGATGAGGATCATTCGCCTGGCCTAGTTACCCTTGGAGCGTAGCTCTGTTCTGCCATGGCAGAAACTCCTGAGGCCAATCACGAAAAGGAAGGCATCTCAATGGCAGATGTCGTCAAGGCTTTGGTGCTCGCTTGGAG